CCCCATTCTCACTCACTGGAGGTCATGACTACAGTGGTACTGGTGACATTGGAGGGTTCTCAGTAGACTTAACTGATCTAACTGATGCTTATGATAAGTTTGCAAATGAAGCAGCAACCACAATCAATTTCCTTTTACAAGGAAGTGCTTCACTAGGAAAAGAAATTGAGCAGGCAAAAGCAAATAAACTAATCAGCATTGCTGATGGAAGAAAAGATTGTGTGGTATTCATTTCCCCATATAGAGATGGAGTTGTTAATATAACTCCAGAAGCAACACAACTTACAAACATTCTATCATTCTTCAGTCCACTGACTTCATCATCTTATGCAGTCTTTGATAGTGGATATCAGTATGTTTATGATAGATTTAATAAACAGTTTGTATACATGCCATGTTCAGCAGACGTTGCTGGTCTTTGTGTAAGAACTGACATTGATCAATTCCCATGGTATTCACCAGCAGGTAAGACAAGAGGAACTCTCAAGTTCCCAATCAAACTTGCTTACAATCCTGCACAAGATGATAGAGATAGACTCTATTCACAAAGAGTCAATCCAGTTATTTCTTCACCAGGATCTGGAATTATTCTGTTTGGTGATAAGACTGCACTTTCTTATCAATCTGCATTTGATAGAATCAATGTTAGAAGATTGTTTATCACTATTGAGCAAGCAATCAAAGGTGCTGCAGATGCACAACTGTTTGAGTTCAATGATGCTTCAACCAGAGCAAACTTCATCAACATTGTTGAGCCTTACCTCAGAGATGTACAGGCAAAGAGAGGAATCACTGACTTCCTCCTAGTTTGTGATGAAACTAACAACACCCCTGATGTAATTGATAGAAATGAGTTCATTGCAGACATTTATGTGAAACCTGCTAGATCCATTAACTTCATTGGTCTGACATTTGTTGCTACCAGAACAGGTGTTAGTTTTGAATCAATTGTAGGTACAGTTTAATTTAAACAGGAGACAAAACAATGCCAACATTTCAAGATAGAACCATTGATAAGTTTAAAACTAAACTAGCAGGTGGTGGTGCTCGTAGTAACCTTTTTGAAGTTAGCTTTGGTACTGAGGCAAATGGCACTCCATCCAGTGCTGGTGGAACTGGAATTTTTTCACAACTTCAAGCTCAGTTTGATCAAGATGACTTAATGCTTATTAAGTCTGCTGGTTTACCTGCATCAACCATTACTGAAATTCCAGTTCCTTTTAGAGGAAGAACTCTCAAGATTGCTGGAGACAGAACATTTGATGTCTGGACTATTACAGTCATCAATGACACAGACTTCAAGTGGAGAAGTTTCTTTGAAAGATGGATGAATTACATCATCAAAGTTTCTGATGGATCTGGTACAATCAATCCTTCAGACTATATGGCTGACATGAATGTAACTCAACTTTCAAGAGCACCTGGAGTTGCTCCAAATGTTGTCAATACAAATCAAATTGATGTTCTAAGAAAGTATATTGTTCATGGTGTTTTCCCAACTAATGTTTCCCAAATTGACCTTTCTTACAACAATGAAAATGAAATTGAAGAGTTTACAGTAGATCTACAAGTCCAGTGGTGGGAAGCTAGAACTGGAAGCAATGCTGCTGATGTAATCTAAATAGATTATAATAGGCGTTTAACTTTACAATATGGCAAGACTTTTTGGGTTTTCTATTGATGACGAAAATAAATTACCAAAGGATGCAGTCTCCCCCATCCCAGAAAATAATGAGGATGGGGTTGACTATTATCTAACTAGTGGGTTTTATGGTCAGTATGTAGATATTGAGGGTGTCTATAGAAACGAATATGATCTAATTAAAAGATATAGAGAAATGTCACTTCACCCAGAGTGTGATAGTGCCATTGAAAATGTTGTGAATGAAGCAATTGTAAGTGACCTAAATGATTCTCCTGTAGAGATAGAACTTAGTAATTTAAATGCCAGTGATGGATTAAAAAAAGTTATTAGAGATGAGTTTAAATATATCAAAGACCTCATGGACTTTGATAAAAAAGCACATGAAATTTTTAAGAATTGGTATATTGATGGAAGAATTTTATACCACAAAGTCATAGATCTTAAGCATCCTGAAGAAGGTATTCAGGACATTAGATTTATGGATGCACTCAAAACAAGATTTATGAGAGTGCAAAAGAAAGACGAAGATAGTAAAGTAAATTTAGGTTCTAATTATTTAAATAATTTAGATCCAAATAATCCAACATCATTCAAAGAACCTGAGATTGATGAGTATTTTATTTTCTATCCACAAGGTCATATTCAGAAAATAGGATCAACTAATAGGGGAATTAAGATTGCAAAGGATGCAGTTACCTTTGTAACCTCAGGTCTTGTTGATAGAAATAGACAACTTACACTGTCATATTTACATAAAGCAATCAAAGCACTCAATCAATTAAGAATGATTGAGGATGCTTTGGTTATCTATAGATTGTCAAGAGCACCAGAACGTAGGATTTTCTATATTGATGTTGGCAATCTTCCTAAGATTAAAGCAGAGCAATATCTTAGAGATGTGATGAACAGGTATAGAAATAAACTTGTTTATGATGCATCTACAGGAGAAATGCGTGATGATAAAAAGTTTATGAGTATGATGGAAGACTTCTGGCTTCCAAGAAGAGAAGGTGGTAGAGGAACAGAAATTACTACTCTTCCTGGTGGACAAAATCTTGGAGAATTAACTGATGTCCAATATTTCCAAAAAAAATTATTCAGGGCATTAAATGTTCCAGAATCAAGAACTGCTTCTGATGGTGGATTTAATTTAGGACGTTCATCTGAAATTCTTAGAGATGAATTGATGTTTGGTAAGTTTGTTGGAAGGTTGAGAAAAAGATTTAGCAATGTTTTTCATGACATGCTAAAAACTCAACTGATCCTTAAAAATATTATCACCCCAGAAGATTGGGAAAAAATGAGTGATCATATTCAATATGATTATCTTTATGATGGACATTTCTCAGAACTTAAAGATACTGAGTTAATGAATGAAAGATTAAATCTGATGGTTGCCATTGAACCTTATATTGGAACTTACTATTCAAGAGATTATGTAAGAAGAAAAATCCTAAGACAAACAGATCAAGAAATTGTGGATGAAGATAAACTGATTCAAAAAGAAATTAAAGATGGCGTATATCCTGATCCAAAACTAATGCCCCCAGTTGGTCCAGATGGGATGCCTCTAGAACCAATGGCAGCAGGAAATCAAACCATAGGTGCCAATCCCAAAGAACCTGATATTAAGGGTGCCACATCAGCAACCACAATAAATGCCAAGGCTGCTGAAATATAAATACTTTTATACTGTTTTGACTTTATATGGAATCTAGTAATGACTTAATGGATTTGGTCCTATCAAATGGATCACCTGAAGAAATCTCAGACAAAATCAAAGAGATTCTTTATACCAAATCATCATCAAGAATTGATGAAATTACCCCAGTTATTTCCCAATCAATGTTTGGTTCAGAGGAAGAGTAATGGCTTTAAAAATTGTCCAAAATATTACATCAGTAATTCCACCAAATAATGGAATTGCTACTAGTGGTGTAATTAATCTTCAAACTGGTTATTTGAGATTAACTGCTTCTGGTTCTGGATGTCATATTGCAATTAAAGATGGAAATAATGTTGCTGGGGCAAGTAGTGAATCATCTTTCCTAATTCCAGAAAACACCAGTGAAATTATTAAAGAAAGAGTTGCAAGACAAAAAATTTCAGGAATTACTACAGGAACAAATACAGTCATTACATTTGGTGAAAATTTTGGAAACCCATTTTCTGTAAATGATCATGTAAGTATTCTTGGATCACAGCATACTGGAATCAATACTTCATTTGCTCAAGTTCTTTCCAAGACAGAATCTTCAATTACTCTTGATTTCAATAGCACTGCAGTTGGTGGTGCACTAACTGTAACAAATGCTATTGTTTCGAGATGCGTTAAAGTTGAAGTATTCCCAGAAGCAAGTAATGCACATCTTCATATTGCAGAAGTTCAAATAGCATCTCAGGCATAATCTAATGAAACTTATCACAGAAGAAATAGAATCAGTAGAAATTATTACTGAAGAAAGAAATGGAAAACAGACCCTGTATATTCAGGGACCATTTTTACAAGCAGAAATTACCAATAGGAATGGCAGATGCTATCCAATGTCTATTCTAGAAAGAGAAGTTTCTAGGTATCATACTAGTTTTATTGAAAGTGGTAGAGCATTAGGTGAACTTGGACACCCTGACGGTCCAACAGTAAACTTAGATCGTGTTTCTCACATGATCACAAGTTTGAAAAGGGAAGGAAATAATTTCATTGGGAAAGCAAAACTTCTTGACACTCCAATGGGGAATATTGCCAAGTCACTTCTTGGTGAAGGTGTAAAACTTGGTGTTTCTTCAAGAGGTATTGGTTCTATAGTTGAAAAAAATGGCGTTAAGTATGTCAGTGATGACTTTATGCTTGCCACTGCTGCTGATATTGTAGCAGATCCTTCTGCACCAGATGCTTTTGTTGAAGGTAGCATGGAAGGTAAAGAGTGGGTTTGGGATGGTGGAATTCTTAAAGAAATGAATGCCGCAGAGTCAAGACAAAAAATTGAACGTCTTGCACATCAAAAAAAATTAACTGAGCAAACTAAACTAAAAGTGTTTGCAGATTATCTCTTAAATCTATAAATTATAAATAAATATAAGAATAAAAAAGATTTTATTCGGAGTATACAAATGAGTGTCGGTAACGATTTACAAGAAATGGAAGTATCTACTAAAAAATCTGTCACTGCTGTAAACAAAAACGCTAAACCTGCAGAAGGTATGCCCAAGGCAAACATTCCAGGTGAAGGTTTAAATTCTTCAGTGGAAGATCTTGGAGGACCAACTCCTACCAATTCAAGACCAGATGATGAGTCTAATAAACTCAAAACTCCTGGCAGAACTCTATCCAAAGTTTCCAATGTGGTAAACAAAGGTGCTAAGGCTCCTGATCCAATGCCACATGCTAATAAGTCAGCAATGTCTTATGAGGAGACTGAAACTGAGGATGAGGATCTGGTTGTAGAGGAAGAAGAAGTATTGGAAGATCAAGAATTAGTTTCTGAAGAAGAAACTGAAGAAGAGATTCCTTCTCTCCAAGAAAGACTAGATCAAATTGTTGGTGAACCTGTAGATTACTCAGAAGACATTTCTGCCCTTATGGGTCAAGAAGATCTTTCTGAGGAAACTCTATCAAAAGCAGCAACAATTTTTGAGGCTGCTGTTAAATCAAAGGTCATTTCTGTAATGGAATCTCTTCAAGAAGAGTATGAAAGAACCCTTGTAGAAGAAGTTACCGCAATCAAAGAAGAATTAACTGCAAGAGTTGATTCTTATCTTGAGTATGTTTCAGAAGAGTGGCTCACTGAGAATGCTCTTCAAGTAGAAACAGGAATCAAATCAGAACTATCAGAATCCTTTATGCAAGGTCTCAAGGGACTTTTTGAAGAACATTATGTAGAAATCCCTGAAGATAGATATGATGTTCTAGAAGGTATGGTAGAAAGACTTGATGAAATGGAGGAAAAACTCAACGAACAAATCGAAAGAAATGTTCAGTTAAATCAAAGGCTTAGTGAGGCTGTAAGTGATACAATCCTAAACGATGTTTCTGAAGGGTTAGCTTTAACTCAGAAGGAAAAACTTGCAAGTCTTGCTGAAGGTGTTGAGTTTGAAAGTGAAACAGACTATAGAGGCAAACTGGAGGCTCTTAAAGAGTCATACTTTAACAAAGTTCTAGTTTCTTCAAATAGAGAGGAAGTGTTGACTGAAGGAGTAAATGAGGATTATGGTCCTCAAATGAATGCTTACCTCAGAGCACTAGGTAAATTCTCTAAGTGAAAACAACCTAAATTATAAATATTCGTAGTTAAAAACACACTTTAACAAGACAAACCAAGGAGAAAAAGCAAATGTTCCTTTCAGAACAATTGCAGAACAAGTGGTCCCCTCTTCTTCAAGCAGAAGGTCTTGATCCAATCAAAGACCCTTATAAGAAAGCAGTTACCGCAGTTCTGTTAGAAAACCAAGAAAGATTTTTAAGAGAGGAAAGAGGTTTCCTTTCTGAGGCTGCACCTAACATTAATAGTGATCCATCTGGAACTGGCAATGCTGGTTTCTCTGGTGCTGGTGCTTCCCCTGTAGCAGGTTTTGATCCTGTTCTGATTTCATTGATCAGAAGATCAATGCCTAACCTTGTTGCATATGATCTGGCTGGTGTTCAGCCAATGAATGGTCCTACTGGACTGATCTTTGCAATGAGAAGCAAGTATGTCAACCAGAATGGTACTGAAGCTCTGTTTGAAGAGCCAGATACTGCATACTCTGGACAAGATGATGGTTACAACACCACAACTGGTGATTACACTGGTGGTTCAGATGATGGTGCTGGTGTTGGTTTTGGTACAACTGGTTTCGTAGGAACTGGTGCACTTGCTGGTCAAAAGACTGATTATGCTTTCAACCCCGCTGCCCTGAATGCTTCAGGTGCTACTGGTAGAGAGTATAGAGTTGGTCAAGCAATGAGAACCCAAGATGCTGAAGCACTTGGAGGAGCTGCTGGTGATCAGTTCAACCAGATGGCATTCAGCATTGAGAAGATCTCTGTTACTGCAAAGTCCAGAGCACTCAAGGCTGAGTACACCCTAGAACTAGCACAAGACCTCAAGGCAATTCATGGTCTGGATGCAGAAGCTGAGCTTGCAAACATCCTCTCCACTGAAATCCTTGCTGAGATCAACAGAGAAGTCATCAGAACCATTTACAAGATTGCTGAGACTGGTGCTCAGACCAATGTTGCAAATGCTGGTTACTTTGACCTTGATGTTGACTCAAATGGTAGATGGTCAGTTGAGAAGTTCAAGGGTCTTCTGTTCCAACTTGAGAGAGATGCTAATGCTATCGCTCAAAGAACAAGAAGAGGGAAGGGTAATGTAATCCTCTGCTCTGCTGATGTTGCTTCTGCACTCACAATGGCAGGTCTTCTTGATTACACCCCTGCACTCAATGCTAACCTGAATGTTGATGATACTGGCAATACTTTTGCTGGTGTTCTCAATGGTAAGTTCAAGGTTTACATTGATCCATATGCTGCTAACCTTGCTGCTGAGCAGTATTATGTTGTAGGTTATAAGGGAACCAACCCTTATGATGCAGGTCTCTTCTACTGCCCATATGTTCCTCTCCAAATGGTTCGTGCCGTTGGTCAGGACACCTTCCAGCCCAAGATTGGGGG